GAATTTTCCAGTTGACGCCGATATTCGGCGCGCCGCAATCTTCGGTCATGTCACAGGCGATCTTCGAGCGCACGATCAGCCAGACGGCGGCTGTACTGCCCGGCGGTCGGTATCGCGCCGAACGTCTCGCTAACGGAAACTGGAACGTGTACGACGTTCCCGTGATGTCGCTCGTCCCGCAGGGCGTGAAGGGCGCGCCGTTCGACGTGGACGAAGGCGTCCTGAAGACCATCGTATTCGAAGCTCAGCGCAGGGAATCCGGTGGTCGCTACATGATGCCGCTGCACGTTTCCCACCATCGCCTCGGCAACATCGTCGCCGGGGCAGGCGTCGCGCGGCTTGTCGGCGTCAGGCCCTACCGCTTCCACGATCACGTTGCTCCGGCGATCTACGCCGACTTCGTGAACGTCCGTCAGGATGTCTTTGACGCTCTGGATCGCGGGGAACTCCTGTACAGGTCGCCTGAAGTGGCGAAGTGGGATGACCCGATGATCCTTTCCAGTATCGCGCTGATGGAACACGAACCGCCTCACTTCCAGTTCGAACTCACGACCATCGGGGAGAAGGAAGATTCGACCGACCTTCCGGTCACCGTTACGAAGCCTGTTCTCTCTCAGAAAACCCCGCTTGTCGGCTTCGGGGCCGTCGGCGGAAATGTCAGGTTCATCACCTTCAACTTCGAGGACAAAAAGATGGCCGACGACGAAAAGGATGAGAAGAAGGACGAGAAGGACGACGCTGCTGCGGCGGCGCCGCCCGCGCAGATGCAGGAAGGCGCGGCGGCTCCTGCGGCGACGCTGGACAGCGTGGCCGCGCTGTGCAGCCAGATTCTCGCGTTTCTGAAACAGGCGGCGGCAGGCGGCGCAGGTCAGCCGGGAGTTCCGGCGGCGGCAGGCGCAGGCGTGTACGACCAGCCGAAAGGAGCGGGTATGAGCAAGGCAGACGGTGCGAACGCCGCCGATTTCGGGAAGGCGATGGCAGAAATCGCCATCCTGAAAGACAAGGAGTCCGTTCGATCCAAAGCGGAAACGCGCACGGCGCTTTTCAGCGCGGCGCTCGACGAACTGAAGGGCTTCATCGTGGGCGACGAAACGAAGAAGTACCTCGGCCAGGTCTGTGATCGCGGCGTGAAGGCCGAAGTGGACGGATTCATTTCGTTCTGCAAGTCCACGCTGGAGAAGGATCACCCGGGCACGTTCGAAGCGTTCGAAAGCTCTCTGGGTGGGCCGGAGCGCGAGCAGGTCACGAAGTTCGCGGCTGGCGATCCGAAGAAGACCGACTGGGCGATGAAGCACGCGGCGGCGTTCGAGCGGGGACGGGAAAACGGCGCTTTCCCGAACTCGATGACGCTGGACCGTTATCTGTCCCTCCGCGCCGAAGTCGAGGGGGTGAAGTAACATGGCTTCCAGCATCACGGTTCGGCGCGAAGTCGAAGCTCCGATCAGCACTGAAATCGAAATCGTCAACGGCGACGGCATCCCCAGTGGGGTCTACGTCGGTCTGAACAGCAGAGATCACGGCACCGCTGCCAGTCGCGGGCGGATCACCAACTGGACTTCCGCAGCCAACCAGATTCCCCTCGGGTTCAGGTTCCTCGAAGACAAGACGGGGGACACTACCCAGACGCCCCCGGTTCGTGGCGCCGTCAACATCGACGAGCATATCGCTCTGAACGTTCCCGTCACCGGGCTGGCTGGCGACAAGGGAGATGTCGGGCGCGTCGTCTACGCAAGCGACAACAACACCTTCACGCTCACTCAGCCGACGCTGGCGATCCCGGCTGGCATCGTGATCCGGTGGAGAACGGCCACCGTCTGCGACGTGCTGTTCTTCTCCGCGTCGCAGATGATCCTCGCTGGAATGGCTGGTCTTCGGAAGACGTGGTGCCTCGGATCGTTCGCTCTGGTCGGCGGAACCGGGAACGTGATGACCGGGATCGTCGCCCCTCACCACGGTCGCATCACGGCTGTCTATGCGATCATCGTTCGGGCGAACACCGACGCCGACGTGAACTACGCGATCAACCTCGAAATCGGCGGCGTCGATGTCACGGGCGGCGTCGTGACCTGCCTGTTCTCGGATACCGTCGGCACGAAGAAGTCCGGCACGGCGGTCACCGCGAACAACGTCTTCCACGAGGGCGATCTGATCGACGTGGAAGCCGTGGCGACTGTCGCCGGAACTGCGACCGACGTGGGAACCTACAACCTCTACGTGGACTACATTTCGGAGCCGGGGCTGTAGCCCCGCAGGAGAAAAACGATCATGGCCAGCAATCCTGCTGTCACCGCCTCTGACATGGTGAACTACGTCCAGACCAACTTCTGGGATACCTACCGCCTCGAAGAAGCTGGCGCGGACGCTCGCCTGTCGGAGGTGATGGAAGTCGGACTCCCTTCGACCCGGCGGATCGAGAAGTACGGGTACTGGGAATCCGCCCCGTACCTGCGGCGCGTTGATCGTGGTCGGACGACCCCCTCGAAGAACATTCGGAGCCGGACGTTCCAGGCCGAGAACTTCGAGTGGAAGGTGCGCACCGAATGGCATCGCACCGACCGCCGCGACGATCAGACGAAGAGCATCGTGGACGCCGCCCGCGAGGTCGGCGAACACGCTGGCGCGCACAAGGAGCGCCTCTTCTTCCAGACCATTCAGGGCGCGACGGACACTGACCTTCTCGAAAGCATCCCGAATGCTCCTGACGGTGCCGCGCTGTTCAATGCGACCGACGGCGATGGGGCGAACCGTTTCGGGGTCAGCGGAGGGAACACGTTCGCCGGGGTCGCAGGTCCGACGGCGCAGGGCGTTCGGGCGGACTACTTCAAGGCGATGGGCCGCTTCCGCCGTTTCCAGAACACCGAAGGCCAGCCGCTCTGGTCTGAGGGCGTGATGGACAAGGGGACCGTCGTGATCTTCAACCCGCTCTACCTTCAGGTCTTCGCTGAGGCGTTCGAGCAGCGCGTCAACATGGATTCTGCCAACACGTCCACGTCGAACGCTGGAGTCTCGAACGTCATCCTTGACTCGAAGGTCGCTGGCGGTGGCGGCGTTCGCCTCTGGGCGACTCAGCGCATGACCGGGACGACGTGGGCGATCTTCCTTCGCGGGGCGAAGAAGAAGGCCGCGTTCGAACAGGTGCGCGAACCCGTGTACGAAGTGATGGCGACCGAGGACAACAGCGACACGGCGCGCGACACGGGCGTCGAGTACGTTCAGTGGTCCATGTCTGGAACCGTTCGGACCGGACCCGCCTACGGAGCGATCAGCATCACCTAGAATTCCAAGGTGCGCGGAAGTGAACGGGGGGGCGGGAGCGCCGGCTCTCGCCCCCCAAACAATTCAGCCCGGCGCCGCGTCACCCGCGAAAGCTGAAAGGAAACGTCATGGCGAAAGACTCGCTCAAGCTGGATTCTGCACAGCCGTCCATGAACCTGCCTTCTCCGATGTCAATGTCCACCAGCGCGGCTGGTCTGGTTTCGGAAGCCCCGGGACTTCAGCCGATCGGAGAAGTGCGCGCGCTGTCCGTGAAGCCCGTCAGCGCGGCGCATACGAAGCCCGCTGAATCGCTCAGGAAGACGTACTGGTTCGGCACGAAGGAATCGTGCCCGTTCTGGAACTTCTCCATCAAGGGTCACACGTTCCCGCGTCACACTGACCGCGTGTTCGAGAAGAAGGGTTCCACCGATACGCAGTTCGTCGAACAGGACGGCGGAATCGAAGCGATGACGGACGAAAGGCGCGACCAGATTCTGGAGGCCGTGTCGCGCGCCGTCATCCGTCCGTCGAAGCGACCGGAGTGGTTCTACGTCGATGACAAGTTCTACGATCCCGACCCGACCGACTACCCGGCGGGGAGCGATCTCTACTTCTGCGAAGTCCCTGCCGGGATGTCCTTCGAACGCAGCGCGGCGAAAGCCACGCCGCTGACAAAGTAGGAGTAGACCATGCCCGTCGTAACAGAAGCGCAGGCGCGGACGCAACTCAAGAACCGCATCAAGATCCTCAAGGACTTCCAGTCCTCGATGATCTCCGGCGGCACGGCGTTCCTGACGAACTACGACGCAGACCTCCTGACCCGCTACACGAACGATCCGGCGGGCGGCGTCGGTCCGCTTCAGGGATTCCGTGGCGGCGTGAATTCGCTGATTCTGTCCGCCCCTGCGCTTCTGGACGAGTGCATCAGAACCTACGGTGAAGCGATCAGCGCGCCGGAAAAGGACGCGCTCTCCATCCTGAAGCGCATGGACGACTGGTTCGTGGCGAACGGGTACACGATTCAGGCGCGCAACATCAGCTACGGGACTCCTGCTGCGGGCGGCGGGAACGTCGGAGACGGCGTGCTGAACATCCTGTCCAAGGATGAAAACAACTTCAACATCGAGAACATCAACCCGGATTCGTGGACGGCGCGATGCGTTCAGGACGTTGCAGGCGGCGCCACGAAGCACGAAGAAGTCTTCGAACTCTACAGCCGCGAACGCGAAGTGGACGAAATACAGATTGTCGGAGCGGGCTTCAAGTCATTCGTGCGCGGGTGGTCTGGTCGGGACACGGAGCAGTACGTTTCCAATCCGAGCTTCGAATCGTATGAAGGAACGGCGATCACGGCACTGACCTCCATCACTGACTGGACGGTCGGAACCATCGGGAACTTCACGCTGTCCGAAACTGCGGCGGACATCTACCGCGACTATGAAGGCATCACGACTCCCAGGTCGGTCAAGATTTCCGCGACCGACTACATGGAACAGGCGCTGTCGATCAAGAGGACAGCGTTCGATCAGAACACCCCGTGGTACTGCCAGCTTGCATGGAACCGCGAACTGTACACGGCTTCCGGCACGCTTCAGATCACCCTCGGCGGCGTGACGGCTTCGGTTGTCGCCGCGGCGCAGACGGGCTGGCAGATTCTGCGAATCGTCCTCGGCCAGAACAACTGGCCGAAGAAGTGGAACACGACCGATCCGAAGGTGAGGGTGGACTGGACGCGGACAGGCGGAACAATCGCCATCGACGACTTCATGCTCGTCCCCATGACTAATATCGACGGGCTTTGGTGCTGCCCGGTCGGTGGCCGCACGAAGTGGCTTGCTCCCAAGGCCGCTGGAGTGGCGGATGTCTACACATGGACGAATGCTCTTGTCGGATCGGATTCGATCATTCAGTATTGGCTGAACAAGGCGTACCGCCGCCAGCTTCCGCATACGACGGGCGCGCCGACGATCACCGACCCGTAGGAGAATCCCATGTTCGATATCGAAGAACTTCAACTGATCCGGCAGATGGCGGATCACGAAGACCTCGTGTGCAAGATGGTGGAAGACGCTTCGCAGGGCCAGCTTGATCCGAGTGACCGCAGGATGCTGATCGCGCAGATTCGCGCGAAGTGCGGCGCGTACATCAACGGACTCAGGAAGGCCGCGCGCGACGCGCAGGATGCGAAGGCAAAGGCGCCGACGGTGAAGGAAGAATCCGATGGCTCTGCCTGACGATCTCCGCGTCATCGTCCTCGCAACGTATCCCGATGCGATTCTTCGCCCGCTGACAAACCCGCAGGTGGGCGGGAATCCTTCTACTGACTCCGACTACATTGACCGCGCGTGCGAAGCTGTGGAAGGCGACTTCCTGAACAAGGGGATCGAACTCGACGTGACCGACAAGCGACATCTTCGCACGGCGCTTGACGGGGTAATCGCCACGATGCAGAAATGGACGACGCAGAGTTCAGAAGCGAAGAATGAATTCCAGGCGTACATGGACAGCCTCTCAACTGTGGCCAAGGCCACGTCGCGCGACCGCATCCTGCCCGTCACCGACAGCGTTCTCGTTCCGACACCGGAAGAATCGCTGACCGGATCGCCTGTTCGCCCCGACTTCGACCGTTCGAGGTTCGATCATTTCAAGCCGGATGCGCCGGGCAGCGGCCCGACCGACCAGCGTTCTCTCCCGTGAGGCGCCCATGCCGCAGGGAACCAGCTTCACGCTTCCAGATGATGGAGTGCTGATTCGGACCCGCCGCCGATTCGTCGGCATCAGGTCGCTCGTCGATAAGCTGGCGACCCTCATGGTGGAAACGTCCAAGCGGTCCTTCACCATGCAGCGGTTCGGGACGACACAGTGGCCTCAGCGGTACAGCGGCGGAAAGGAGCCCTTCATCAACCTCGCCGCAGCGGTTCAGAAGTGGACGTCTGGCGGACAGGTCGGGCCGAATGACTTCGCGCGCCGACCCGCGCTGATCGGAACCGGGAGGCTGATGAACAGCATTCGCGCGCGGAAGTCCTTCTCGCCTCCATCTGTCACCGTAGAATCGACCGCACCCTATGCGAAGACGGTCATGGAAGGCGGGGAGTCAGAACAGCCGATCACGAAGCGGACGACGAAGGGGCTTCTGGACTTCCTGCATTCGCTGGACAAGCGGGAGCGTAGAATCTGGTCGCAGCGTCTCGGCTTCCTGTTCGCGCGAGAAAAGCACGGCCTGAGTCTGGTGACTCGACAGCACGCGCGACCGTTTCTCGGATGGACGAAGACTTCAGAAAAGGCCGCGATCAAGATGATCGAAGCATTCTTCCGTGACAGCGGGGTGGAAGTGAGGGAAAGATAATGGCGACAGCGGACATCAGCGAAGCCCTCAGGGTTCCCGGAAGGCTCATCAAGAATCCGACCGACCTGACGGCGGCGCGACCGGGTGGCGGGACAGACCTGGGAGAAGTGGCGGACATTGTGTTTCTGGTCGGGCAGAAGCACGGCGTCATCGTCGCGGAAGAGTTCGGTGGGCAGGTGGTGGAGGATGTCATGGCCGGAGAGAGCGCCGTCCTGACGGCGGTGCTGCGCCAGTTCGACGAAGACGCCCTCGGTTCGGTGTTCCCGAACGCGGCTGCGGGAAGCGTAACTGGAAAGAGGAAGATCGAGTATGCGCCCGGCAAGACTTCCGGCGGGTACAAACTTCCCGGCACGATGCGGTCCACTCTGGCATTCAAGCTGGTCTTCTGGCCCGACGATGTTCTTCGCCACCGCTTCCTCGTCCTGTACAAAGCGATGCCGATGGTGGACGAATCGGCCAAGCTGCAATTCCACATGAACGCGGAGGTAGGAATTCCGGTTGTCTTCCAAGGCATCCCTGACACCGCGAATTCGTACCGCACTTATGATATCGGCTTCAGAAGGGACATCACTCTGTGACCCGCGATCCATTCTTCAAGGCGTTGGGGCTGAATCGAAGGCTCTCGAAAAGCGATGCGGACGCGCTGCGGCGCACCGTCAGGCTGTTCGTGCGTTCTGGCGGAACCTTCAACGCATGGACGTTCGATCTGTTCGAAGCGCCCACGATCATCCTTCTTGAAGAAGAGCAGAACATCCTTCGTTCTGAATTCGCGGCGCTGATCGGCGCGGCGTGTCAGTCGCCTGATGCAGCGGCGAAGATCGCGGAGAAGGCTGACGGTGGAGCAGCTATGATGCGGCTTCACCTGACGCGCGCCGCGCGGCGGATCGCTGCTGAAACGGAGAAGCCGTGAATATCTGGCAGGTCGCCAAACAGGTTCGCTACCTTCTGCGCGCGCGCCGATGGGAAGGCAACGGCGCTTACGAGCAGGTGTTCAATGAAGAGTCGGTCATCGTTTCTTCGAATCCGCCGATGGACGCGCTGAAGATTGTCACCCCTCCGATGGCCATCATCAGGATCATGGGCGGATCGCTCGATCCGCAGTACCGCCAGAATCCGCGCATGGTTCAGCGGTCCATCGGGATCACACTCGCCACCTGGGGGCCGCACGACCCGCACAATACCGCTCCGATCATTGGAGGCGCGCGACGGAATACGGCGACGTTCGGGCAGGAATCGTCCGAAGGGCGCGGTCTTACGGAAATAGAGGAAGAAGTCTATGAAGTGCTGGCGCTGGCAGGTCAGACGCAGGGCGTGAAGATTCAGATCGCGGGAGCCACAGAGCAGATCACAGAAGCGCACCCGCAGGTGGGATGGATCAGCAGCGAAGAACTCGAATTCGACGTGTGGTGCAATTCGGCTCGTCGCTACCATCCCGTCGAAGAATTCAGGGCGTCGGAAGCCGGTGGAACCGTCACGCTGAACTGGTCGCTCCCGCCGGACAGATTCGACCTGTTCCGAATCGTAATCGTGCGGAAAGCGGGATCGAGTCCTTCGTCGGACGTGACGGATGGAACGACGATCCTGACTTCCACCATTCCGTATTCTGGACTCGCAACATCGACCACGAACGCCCCGGGCGCAGGGACGTGGACCTATACCGCGTTCGTCGCCTACGACGAAACGGCTGACACTCCGGCTTCGGCGCAGAGGTACGCTCCTTCCGCGTACAGATCGGTGACTATCTAATGCCCGTCCGCGACCTCGTGATGAACATCAAGATTCCCACCGAAAAGACGGTGCAGGAACTCGCTGAAATCGAGAAGAAGATCAACTGGATTCGTGAAGCGAATCGTGAAGCCGGGCTGTCGGAAGGACGAAGTGACCGCTCCATGATGGAGAACGAGAACGTCCGTCGCCTGATGAACAGGATGCAATCGCTCGAAGACCAGATCGCTGCGCCCGCACGCGGGCGTCAGTATGCGATGATGAGGCGTTCCGAAGCTCCCGGCTGGTTCCAGTCCGGCACCGCTATTGGAGACACGATGGGCGTGGTCGGCGGTATCACCGGAATACTTGGCGCTGGCGGCCCCGTGGATGTCGCTATGGCGGGGATCGACGCGCTTGCCGCCGCGACCCCGGAAATCACGGGAGGGAACGCAATCCGATCCGCCCTTCGCGCCGCACGCCTTGCATGGGATCATGCCGGAAGCGCCGAAGTCGGAATCTCCATGCTGTCCGATGTGGCGAAGAAGTTCCCGGGAATCGGCCCGCTCGTCGAACGCGCCCTGAAAGAAGTGAACAAGATCAACGAACAGATCGTCTCGATGAAGGCCGAGAACGATGCGTATCGCCCTGCGCTTCGCGCGACTCTGGACATGATGAAGACGCAGATTGTCGCTGGCGGAAGCCCGACGCGGGACAGCTTCTCCAGAATCTTCTGGGATATGCAGGAGTGGAATTCGAACCAGCTTGGCCTTCAGTACGAAAAGGACCTGAACGCGAAGAAACTTCTCGGTGACGGGTTCCTCGGTGAAGTGCTGAAGAAAATCGGGATCGGGAGTTAGCCAATGCCTCCGACCGTCGCCCGCGACTACGAAATCACCTACGGATCGTTCGTCGTGGGAGGAAGCGCGCCGACCGATGACAACCTTGGACCTCACGAATACTGGCGGTACAAGAAGGGGTATCGGGCCGGATATCTCGAATTCGGGTTCGTCGTTCAGGGGACAAGCGACGCCGATTTCAAGTCGAAGTGCGACACGGCGGTAGCGGCATTCAGGGAACCGAGGCGCGACCTCGTGTTCAAGCTCGGAGCCGTCGAGATCATTGACGCTCGACATTCCACTAACACGGCGCTCGATACCGATCCTGAAATCATCAAGATGGGCGACGTTAAGGATACGAAGCGCACTCGATTCTTTCAGGTGCGAATCGAGTTCGGTCTTCCCGCCGACAATGTATCGACGGCTGGAAGGCGCGAGGAGATGGTCGGACTCTCATACACTCCCGCCAGAAGGAAGCGCGTCACGTTCAGCGGAACGTACACGGCGATCCCGGGAGGAAGCGCAACCGCCAGAGATCAGTACGAAGACAACTTCCCCGCGCACGCTACTGCGGTGCTGGCCGCAATCGGCGGAACGTTCGAACTCGGGGAAGAGCCGCAAGTTCAGGTGAATGACACGAACAAGGTCTGTAACTACACCTGCGTCTACGACCAGATTCTCTTCAGCAAGGGCGGGTCCGCAAACGACGCGCAGATCATCCGTCAGGTTGTAGTCATTCGCAGGCAGAAGCCCGCTCCCGGCGACACGCCGACGGCGCGCCGTCTCGCTATCCTCGGCGTCAACTACAGCGCGTGGATCGACCACACGCTGACCACGAACCTCGAATCGAAATGGGCTTCCATTCGTTCGTGGATCGTCGGCGTCGCTCAAGCGACATACGGGACCGGCATCGTCGCTCTGACGGACGAGTCGGTGGACTTCGATAAGACCGACAACCGGATCAGCGCGACGATGACGCTCATGGGATTCAGCGGAAGCTCCATCATCGAACAGCGGATCACAGCGGAACGTTTTGTGATCCTCGGCAACGTTCTGGTGCCGATCTGGACTGGCGATGAGTGGCACAAGTACCAGCACCACGGTCACGCCGAAGGAAAGCAGACGGTCACGTCGATCACTCGATACTACGGATTCGTGAACGTCATCGGCAAATCGAAGGTGTCTGGGATGGGCGTTGGTTCCGCCGGAGGCGGGGCCGCCGGGGTGTTCGTGGCGGGGCACGTCGGCAACGGATTCCCGCAGGGCGTCAATGTTCCCGATCTCGGATTCTTCGTCGGACCTCTCGCCGGATTCCCGCACGGCGTCGGATTCGGCGGCGCACCGACTCCCGGCACGGGCGGTAGTGGATCGAGCGGTTCCGCGTCCAACGTGTATAACCCAGAACCGCCGCAGGGCCTCAAGTTCCTTCCTATCAGCATTCGGATCGCGCAGACGCCCATCCAACTCGGTCAGGATGCATGGACGATCCCCACGACTGACGTTCAGCAGGTCGCTGAGGCGGAACTGTTCAAGCCGTATTCTTCGCCCGTTACGACCACTCGCGGGTACACCTACACGAAGCAGGGCGGAAGCTGATGCCGACGCCTTCCGCTTACATCGGAGGAGTTCCGATCCTCGCCAGTTCTTCCGTCAACTGGTCGCTTCGTGAAGGACTGTCGCCTGTCACGGAATCGTTCGACGTAACTCCCGGCGACGCCGACGCCTTCGAGCGCAACTACAGACTCACCGAAGGCGTCAGCCTTTCCTTCGGCAGCGTCACCGCAACAAAGCTCGCCTATCTTGGTCGCCGCCCAGGTCCGCATCAGTACATTTCCCGCCTCGTCATCGCGGATCATCGGTACTGGTGGAATAACATCCGCATCCTGCGCCGATTCAATATGCGGCGCGTGGCTTCTACGAAGCGCGTTGGCGCCGACGATCAGGCCGCCCTTCAGCCGACCGCTCCCGAAATCGTTTACGCGCCGTACAGTCTGCGCGATTCCGAATCAGACAAGCCGTCCACGACTTGGACGGCTCAGTCTGCGCTGGACAGCATCTTCTACGACATCAGAAATCATAGTCCGATTTTCTTCGGTTGGCGGTTCGCGGGGGACTGGTCCAAGACGGAGCAGCCGTTCGAGGATGTTCAGGTGGACGCCCCGGGCGCCGCTGCGGTACAGCAAATCCTCGCAATGCTTCCCGGCGCAGGGCTGTTCGTGGACTACGACGGAACCGTCATCATCTACAACAAAGCCGATGGAGCGGAAGAAAGGATCGTCCGAGGCTCCGGGCCGGAACACGTCGGCGGCGGACATATCGACTTCGTGGATCACGGCTTCGTGATGCCGTCTTCTATCGAAGTTCTGTTCACCCGCGAAGTCGAGGTCCGGTTCGATTGCTTCGAAGACACGTCCGCGCGATCTGCGGGAACTCAGTCGGCGCGCGGCGTGGACGACCGATTCATGGACAACGTTCTCCCCATCCCTGACTGGCAACTGACGCTGGCGGCGTCTGACGGAGGAAAAGTCCTGACGCAGGGGACGTACCTTGACATGAGCGCCTACTTCCGCGCCATCGGGACGCCGCCGCATTTCAACAGGCCGATGGATCACGAAATCGTCCAGAAGGCTCTTGTTCCCTACATTGATTTCTGGGCCGGATTCCTTCTGTTCGGATCATATTCTCCTGATGCCGACTGGACTTCGCGCGTCAGCGCAATTCAGTCTCACTACCGGAGAACGTACCGCCTCAACCGCAGGTGGGTTGACAGGTGCTTCCAGATCAAGGCCCATCGACTCGGAACTATCGACCCCGTGTCGGGTCAGCGCGCCCCGTCCCCCGTCTACAGCGATCACGCCTTCGTTACGACGATGCGCTCCTTCCTTGCTTCCGGCAAGAAGGGCGACTGGGTTATCAACAAGAAATCCTATCCGCTGTCTGGGAATCTCGATTCGACGGTACGCGCCGCGCCGTGCAACATCATCGTCGCGGACGCCGATCAGGGGATCGTCCACCTCGACTATCGACTCGACCCGTGGAAGCTGTACGAGATCATCCTTCCTTCGATGGTGACGCTTTCGAAGGGCGGTGAGGATTCCGCCGTCGATTCCAACGGTCTGCCGGTAGTAGCGGGACCGACATCGGACATTACAGACAGGAGCAGGCCGATCTGCTGGAATGCGGTCAGGAACAGCGCGCTCGGTCAGCTTCCGAAGCTCACCGCCACACACAAGGTGATGTCGATCCTTTCATGCGTCCCCGCAGCTCCCAATTCCCAGGATCAGCTTCACAAGATCATCGTGCGCCCCGCCGACGTGGAAAAGCTGGTGCCCGATGTTGCGCGCGCTTCTCTGTCCAAGGCTCGCGGACCGAAGCTGCAAATCAGAATCAATCCCGGACTCGAAGTGGCGCGCGTGCGCTGGCTTGATGCGCGTGCGTCGGACATCGAGAAGTGCTTCGGGATCGGCGCCGGAACCCCGCAACTGAAAGACCTTATCCTGAACGAGGGGGACACGGACTTCGGAACTGGGGCGTCTCTCAACGTGATCGCCAAGGCCGCCGCCGCTGCGACCTACGCATGGTACGTCAGCAGGTACGAAGGAGCGGCTACGTTCGCCATGAATCCCGATGCGCGCCCCGCAGGATGGCTTGGCGAAGTGCGCCATTCGCTTCACCCGAACGGCATTCTCGCCTCAACTCTTGCCCTTCCCGCTTCGCCCGAAAAACTCGATATGATGGCTTTCATGGACGCTGGAACGCGCGCCGTGATCCTGAAGCTGGTTCAGTCAACCGCAGCGAAGTAGGGGGAAGATGTCTCATATCCGCGAAGGGATGCAGCCGCAGGAGGGCATTCAGGTCCTCCAACACTTCGGGTACAGGCCGAAGTGGAAGCTGCACGAACGCTTCGCCTTCTACGGTGTGAGGCTGATCGAGCGGCAGGAAGGTTCCGGCGAATTCGGGCACTACGTCGAAGACCCTGAAACGCGCGGCGACATCACTCAGTGGTGCTACTGGCAGCGAGGAAAGGATAGGACGGTAGGGGGGTGGGCGCAGGCGTGGCCCGCCAGAATCACTCGCGGACTGTCGCAGGCGGGGGCGACCGTCCCCACGAAGTCCGGTGGCGGCATCGTGACCGTTGATGCTCCCAACGTCGCCACCGGAAGCCCCGGTCAGGCCGGACAGCAGCCTCAGAAGCCCAAGTTCAAGTTCGATCCGAAAGCGAGGCCGGGGACCGTAGCGCAGGCGCCGCAGACCCTTCTCCCGATTCTGAACAACGGATTCGTCCCCGATAAGCGGTTCGCCAGCATTGATGCGAAGACCGTTCATCCTAAGGTGAGATTCCCCGGCGGTTACGCGGGTATCGTGCTGAATGCCAGCGACGAAAATACACAGCAGGAGCTTTTCTTCCCTGCCGACGGTCGGCTGATCGCCGTGAACGCCGATGGCGATCCGTCCCTCGGTTCCCAGGTCTGCGACCTTGACCGCAACAGCGAAATCGACCCGGATCGGATGGCGCCGCTCCAGTCTTCGTTCCGCGTCCTGAAGGGTCCCTCCGGTGCGTTCGCGCTGTCTGGCGAGAATTCCATCGCATGGAACATCTACACGTCCGGTAGGAATGACCGGGCTACCGGGTTCATCTTCGATTCCGCGAGCGATTGCGGCGCGTTGGTGAATCACTGGCATTCCGGGTTCATGGATACTGGCGACATCCGCGATCAGCATGATCTCGGCGTAGACGCGGACGGCCATCGGATCAACGCCGCGCACCTGTCGCTGGATTCATACTTCAGAAGCTCCGACGGCGCATTCGACGCGCCGCTGAAGCACGATGGCGGATTCCGGGGCAACGTTCGCGCGCCGATTCGCACCGAGGTGTTCTTCGAGTGCGACAACGGGCTTACGCATGACTTCGTGAAGGGACCTCGCCGCGGAATGCACCGATGGACTTCGACGGCGTGGCACGATCTCGTCACCATCGTTCCGCCCTACACGCCCACGACGCCGCCGCGACCGCCGACTACAACTGATCCTCCGCCC